CAGCAGATATTTCTCCAATAGTTCCTTTTGTAGTAACTCTTCCGTTACCAGAACCACCACCATTATCAAATACAAGCGTGTTTAATGTGCTTGTTTCGTGTGCAACATTAGTAACTTTTAGTGTACTCATGGCTTGGGATTAGCGTCTTTTACAGCTTTGATGTGAGTAGCCCATGTGCCAGATGTTGTAACAGTTCCAGCAACTATATCTTTGTATAACATATCTAACTGATCTCCAAAAGAAGCATAAACAGTAGAACCATCAGTTGTTCTATCAGTTTTGTACTTAACAGCAGCAGCTTCAGCATTTAATGTGGTTCGTGCAGCATCTATCTTGCTTTGTTCAAGAGTTACAGATTTTCCATCTTTATCAAAAGCACCAGCAGTATCATCAATACTAACAACTGTACCTGCATATGCTTTGTAAATAGCTTCGTGATCTAAGGCCATAATAGTTTTTCCTTAATTATAGAAGATAGCCATTAAGCTGCTACCTCCATAAGAGTTATAGTTGAAGATGTCCTAAAAGCGTACTGGTTTACATCACTAAGGTTTCTATTTAAGTAAAGCGTATTTGAGTTATTTGACGATTTCCATTGCATTTTATATGTTACGGCAGAAGTAGTGGAGGGAGTATCAAGCTTTATTAGCGTAGTTGGTTGTGCACCAAAATAATTACTACCAGTTGAAGAATTTGACTGATATACACCTGCTGCAACAGGTTCTACACCTGTTGCGGTATTACCTTCTAAAATACTAGTACTATCTCTAAATAATCGTAATGCAGTAGTATCAAAACCAACTACAAACATCATAATCTGAACAAGTATTTTGCTACTTGTACTTGAGGGAGTTATTGATGTTGTAAATCCTGATATATCAGTATAAGTTTGGCCTGGTTGTGCAGAAACAACATCACTCTTCGCAAATTGTTGTACTTGAAGAATTTTACCGCCAGTATCAGCACCAAAACTTAAATTACCAGATCCATCTGTTTTTAATACTTGTCCAGATGTTCCATCAGCATTTGGAAGTTTAAATGCTACATCTGCCGAGGTTGGTGCAGAAGTTGGAGAGTTGAGTGAAACAACATTACCGCCTGAGTGTTTGAGTGAAATCTTAGACATTATCCCGCTACCTCCATCGCAATCATAGTAGCAGTACGGGGCATATCATTTCCATTTCGATTATTTATATGTTGTGTCCCTGTATATCCTTTCGTCTGCCATTTATAAGTTATAGTATCTCCAAGAGTGTAAGTAGGTGTATCTAAAAAATGAAAACTCCAACTTTCCATATTATTTATTGATTCGGGATAAATAGTTGCAGTTGAAGAAAATCCAGTAGATACTGAAGGTTGTGCAATAGCAGTTGATCCTCTTAATAAATTCATATAAATGACAGAAGAACCACCAGTAGTAGAAATACCACAAGAGTTTAGTAATAAAATATTACTGGAGGCTTGACTTGGAGTTATTGAGACTGAAAATCCAGTAATATCTACATATGAAGTAGAGCTTGTACTAAAACTATCGTTTTTAAATGTTTGGACAACTTGAAGAATTGCTCCAGCACCTCTTTTAGGTGCAGTTACCGCTCCAGCAGCAAGCATATCAGTATCTACTATTCCGTCAGGCAAACCTCCTACTGAGATTCCTGTAACTGTTCCTGATCCGTTGATTGCTATTGGCATAACTATAAGATAACTAAGATTGCGTTGTTTGGCACGACCACAGAAACTCCGTTATTAATTGTAGGACTTACTGTATGTGCGTTTTTATTAGCAGTCAAAGTGTAATTAGTTGTAACTGCTTGATCTGTTTCGACAAATACCTCATCTGTGCCCCCTCCTGTAGCTCCAGCACCTCCACCAATTTCACCCCATCCTGTGTTTTTATAACCTTCAAAGACGTTAAGAGTGCTGTTATATCTAAACATTCCAACGGCAGGGCTGCCATCCCTCTGAGCCGTTGTTCCTACAGGTAAATTTAATGAATTAGTATAATTATGTGTTATTTTTCCAGTAAAAGTACCACCTGTTTTTGGCATTAAACCTAAATTTGCCTGTGTGATATTTCCAATCGTTGTAAAAGTACCCGTTCCAGAAGATACAGCAGTACATATTTTTAATAAATTTGTTGATGAATCTATATGTGGTTGAAACTGAACTACATTTGCATCACCAGATGGATCTCCACTTGCACTATTTATTGTTCTTAATGCTGTAAAAATATCATTTATACCTGCACGAACCGCAGCACCAGTACCATTAGCTACATTAAAATTATTACCTGATTCTTTAGTTGTACTATTGACTCTTGCCATTTCTGCAATATTTTATTTTATTTTATCATCCCTTACCAAATCCGACAGCCTGATATGTGAAATCTCTGCTAATTGACGCATTTGATGCGTTTTTAAAATGTACTGTAAATCCTGTACCTGATACATTCGTTATCTCAAAAAAGTCTCCAGAAGCAAAGCTTCCTACAGGTTGTACAGCTATCGAAGGAAGATTACTATTTACACCTCCAATACTAGAAGTTCCTGTAAAAAATGTATTTGTAAATGTTACAGCTTTTGCACCTGCACCGCTAGTAATAGCTGTAGTGCTTTGTTCCGTTCTTCTTTGCAATGAAGCTGTATAGCCTAACTGTGTAACTCTAATATCTTGGTCAGGATCTCCACTTGTCATATTTACCTTAAATTTAAAACCACGACCTTTATAAGTTCCATTAGCAAATGTCTGAAAAGCTGTATATGTTGGCGTACCAGTTGAGGGATCATCTTGTGTAACCGCTACAAGCATTTCAGCATTTACTTTTGTAGCAATAGATCCATCAAAATCTACTCTTGCATCTATATCTGAAATAGCATCAAATAAATCTGACGGGAAAAATGCCTCTGTTAAGAAATGACGTTTTAAATCAAGACTAAACACAGCACCTAAATCTAAGAAAGAAGTTGCTGCTGCTCCACCAAATTCATATGTACCAGATGATGAAACACCTCCAATATCATCCAATGAAGGTACTGCATCAAAATCAACAATACTATCAAACTGACCAACACCTGTAAGAGTTAATGCATTTGTTGTAGCATCAAAAGCAACATTTGTTTTCGTCCCTTGAAATTTTGGAGTATCTAAATCTTCTCTTCTTGTTAACGCTAATAAAGAACCCTGTGTGTCAGGTAAATCAACAATTACACTTGTTTCTCCAGCACTAAACCTACCGCCATCATCTTGAAATTTAAGAATATACTCACCTTCTAAATATGGAACATCTGCAAATGTAGAATTTCCTGGTAATGCCTGTACTAAATCTGTTGCATTTGAAAAAGTACCAGTACCATCAGTTTTGGTACTATGTCTTACATAAACTCTTCCACCATGTGTTACGTCTATATCAGTGGATAAATTCCAACGTAATCTAACTGTTTTAGTACTAATAGGTTCTATTGTTAGACCAGTAACGTCAGCAGGTATAGCAGTTTTTCCTACGGCATTAAATGAAAAAGTCTGTGGGTTAGCAGAAGGTTCAAGTGACGCATTTAAACTAAATAATCTAAATTCATAGTTACCAGCTAAAGAATCTAAAATTTCAATTTCATTACTTCTTGATCTTATAACTGTACTATTGCCATTATTATATTTTACTTCTAATAAATACATACTAGCCAACGGCTCTGGATTAAAACTAATGTTTAATTTTGTTCTTGCAGCAGTTCCTTCTATAAAAAATTCTTCTTGTACTGTTGGACTTGATGGTGCAGCTACTAACTGATTTAACACAGTTATGTTTCTTACCGGTAATGCTGTGCCATCTTCAATAAAAGCATATTTTCCTGGTATATAAGATGTTGCAGTAATTGTATAGTTATCTTTATCTTCCAAAACCCCGACAACTCTCCATTGAGTAGTTTCTAGAGTTGTATTTTGTAAAATCCAAACACTATTAGCATTTGGTGCAGTACTAAAAGGAGTAGCAGAATTAATACTAATTACATCACCAACAATATCTACAACATTTTTTGTTTCAACTGTTCCATTTGGTAAAACAACACTTAATGTAGGACTATTTGTTTTATCTAAATCTGTTTGTGAGGTATCGTCTACAGTTACAGTAGTTGTAGTTGCAGATTTTATACGACCACCCCTTCTTTTACCTGCTTTTAAAGGATCACTTACTTCAATTACCTGACCTGGCCTTACGATTACACCTTCTGCTATTCCAGTAGAAAAGTTTATGGTTTCTGTAGCATTTTGTTCTTCAAATAAAATAAATCTACCTAATCTCCTAGCTTGATTTCTGGAACTACAACCGAATCCTGTTACTTTTTTCTGAATAATTCCATATTTATTTTTAGCAGTAGTATCTTCAACAGTTTCAAAATTTAATTCTTGATTTTCCATATCAAAATAAGATACAGATACAACAGTAGACCTTGTTTTTAAACTTGTACCAGAATATAAAAATCCCTCTTGGGTTACATTAGATAAGTTGAACAGATAAGACGAATCAGTTGGTCTATCTTGAGTAAGAGTAAGAGATCCAGCACCCCAAAAAGTCATTCCTCTCATAACAGAACTTAAAGCCATTACAGTTTCATAGGCATCTTCTCTTTTTTGCAAAACTGTATTACATGAAAAGCGTGGTTCTTGTCCACCTTGGCCGTCATCAACTAATTCAGAACAGTAAACAGAAGCACTATAAAAAGCATATTTATCTAATTGAGTTTCAGTAATATGATCTCCTAGCCCAAAACGAGTTTCTGTGAGCAAGTTAAATAATATCCAACTAGGATCACTTGTCCAATGTGTAGTTGTAGTAAGGGTTCCATTAAAAGTTCCTGTATAAATTAATCTGCCATTTGTTTGATCTACAGTTGCATTATGTGGAATCTTAATCTTAACACCACGAATTTTGTACATACGAGGTGGTATTGATGGAAATTGCTGAGAATCAAAACGTAAAAAAAGATGTGCTATATCTGGATATGCTTTTTGTTGGTCTATTAATTTAGTAAATGAACTCCATGAAAATGTATTTGTCCTAGTTGTTGAACTATCGTCAGGATCAGTTCTACCAACTGTTACTTGTATAGGAAATGCAATATTAGGTTTTAAATTTATTCTGTAATCTGTGGTATATGCGGTTCTTGATTTACCTCTGACTCTTAATGAAGCATTTGTTGATTCATCAAAAGTTTGAGTTACTCCATTATTGTCAGTTATTACTATAAATATACCAACCGAATCGCCTAAATTTTTACCATCTTTTGAATTTATATTAAGTAAGGCATCAAATCTTACAGTTATTCTTAAGGCATCAATATCTGACTGTGTTATTGTCCTAGTTACTGATTGTGCATTAGTAACAGCAACTCCTACGGCTTCTTCAGTTTCAATATCCTTAATACCTTTAATATGTGTTTGATTTGTAGTACCAAAACGAGGTTCAAATGTTATTCTTTGAAAATTAAAATCAGAATCTAAAATATTATTAGGATCAGCACTTGATTTTACTATTGGTGTTTTGCCTAAAAACACATCTTTTAAAGCTGCCTTATTGTAAGCATCAGTTCCTTGTGTTAAACCTGCTGCTGATGGGAAACCCTCTATTTCACCTTCTGATAACACTTCTATAATATTTATTGCTTGTCTGCTTTCAAGTGATTTCTGATTACGAGAAATCTCTACAATCATCCCGAAGAAACTTGTAGGACGGCCACTACCCGCAGATCCACCACTTACTTTTACAGTAGCTTGTGCCATTGTTATAAAAGATCCTCGCTATCAAGACCTGCTGATACTACTAGCGATCCAGTAAAAATTTCCCCATAAACTATTGGTATAGCTGTACCTGCCCTACTTGTATTTTGAACACCACTAAATGAAAAATTAAGTTCTCGTGGATCATCTGAAATCCCTGGTGGTCTTGGTGTTGGACTTATCATTTCTGCTGCACCAGACAAAGCCATATAAATTCCAAAATTACCTGCTGCTGCTAATAATTTAGCTCCAAAACCTGCACCTGCTGCCGTTCCAAAACCTAAACCTCCACCTGCTCCTAAACCTACTCCAGCAGCACCTCCAGTTGCCATAACAAGACCTACAACTAATGCTCCAGCTAAAAACTTACCAAATCCTTCTCCAGCACCAACTGCAACTGGTACTATTTTTATTTCTTGACTACCAACAGGAATGTCCATTTCTTTTTCATTAATTTGATAATCTCCAACTTTTACACAATAATTTTGTTGTAATATATGAGACTCTAATTTTGGAAAATTAGCTATCAAAAATTTAAAAGCCTCTATTGGTGAATTAACTTCGGCCTCAAAAGTGCGTTCCCCTATAAATCTTGCTAATCTTCCATAGACTTTTATTTTACTGAGCATAACGATACCTTTTCTTAGTACAGTTTATATAATCTTGATCATATGTTTCTCTACAGCTAAGTTTTTTTATGCAATGATGAAGAATAGTTTGATTCCCAAGATATAAAGCTACATGATCTAATTTACCAGTTTTAGTTGTATCCATAAGAAGAACATCACCTTGTTTTAAATCTATCGTACTTTCTATTTCTTTAAAACCTACTTTTGGCAATCCATATTCAAATAAAGGATTATTACTAAATTCTTTAAGATTTTTAGGTCTAGGCCAATGTTCTATATTTATATTTCTTACTTCTTTGTACCAATCTTCAACTAGACTCCAGCAATCCTGTACATTCCATACCCATTCTCTACCAATTAAACCTTTCTTATATCCAGATGGTTCATAATATGACCAGATTTCAGTTTCTGGCGAAACTATATAAAAAGGTAAATCCAAATATTCACAACTAGCTAAATCAGCATCACTAGCTGTTGAAGGATGATTTGGATGACTATGAACTACCGCAGTAATCTCAGCCTCATCTTCTGTTTTTATCCAATCATCGGGATCTATAATAAATTGATCCGTCAAATCTTCAGCAATATTTTTACAAGGATAATATTTTTCTTTTCCTTTATGTATAGCTAATAGACCACAAGCCTCGTAAGGTGCATCTTTTTTTGCGTGTTGTAATGCTGTATCTTTCCAACTCATCCTAAAAATGCTCCAATACCAGGAAAAATTGTTCTAGTTGCTACTCTTTTAGGAAGTTTAACATTTATTAAATCTAAAGCAGATTGAGCTTCCCATGTAATAACATTTCTGTTTTCATTTGCCTTTCGATCTAAGAAATAAATTTCTTGTGGAAATTCTGCTGTCGGATCAGGTGTACCAAATGGGTTTGTATTAAAATCGAAATTGACAGCATCTAAAAAACGTGCCAAAGTTCTAATTCTTATAAATTTTGCACCATTTAAATCATTTCCAACTGTATTTTTATTAACATCATTCATTATGGCAGTAATAGTTCCTAAAATATTACTTACAGTAATAGTTGGTCTTGGCAATGTACCTGTAGAACCAAATTCAAAACCACTACATTCGATAGGAAATCTTAGATAAGAATTACCTGCCCATACAACTTCTCCATTAGCCTTTAAATTTGCACCATTATGAAAACGATATATTGTATTTGACCCATGCAAAGCTGTATTTAGTTCAATAGAAAAAAGTTCAATTATTGAACCAGGGTTTATTGATTGTAATTCAGAAACAGGAATTGCCATTATGCTTCAAATACCTCTTCAAATGTTGCATTAATTGTAGCTCGCTTATTATATGGCATAGATTTTGTCCAAGATTTACAAATAAATTTACTTGAAGATGTTTCACCAGGTGGAGTAAAATCAAAACTTTCAGTTCCACCACGAGCATCAAGAAAAGTTTCTATGGTATCAGCATCAGTTTCGCTGACATTAAATGTCAAGTTAAAAACTTTCGGATTTTGATTTAACCCAAACTGAACACGCTGTTGATACCCATCACCAAATTGTGTTGTTTTTACAATTGGGCTGTTAGTTTTTCTTGTCCCGTAAGTGGGTGTAATTGAAGGAAAGGTTGCCATTTATCTAGAAAGTAAACCTCCAGGTCGTTTTTGTCTTACAATTTCACCCTGTACTGCAACAGCTATCAAAGTTCCTAACTGTCTACCTCCTTCTTCATCTCCTTCTACCTCAGAACCAGAAGCATCTACGTTCACAACAACATTATTTGTTACACTTCCCATACCACCTAATTTATCGTTAGGAATTATTGTACCTGCTCTATCTGGAACAAATAATTCAGCACCTCGTTCTCCTACGATTGAAGGTCTACCAACAGGAGGTCTACCACCTTCAGCAAATAAACCAAGAGCACCTAAAATACCGCCACCTTTTTGTCCTTTTGAACCTAAAGCTGAACCGAATAAAGCTTGATTTAAAGCTAAATCCAAAAATCTATCAGCAACATTATTAAGCATATCTCCAAGAGTTGATGTGCCTTTTATAAGTCCTGCAATTCCATTTTTAATATCATTATTGACAGATTCACCTATTTTTTCAAAGGCATTTTTTAAATCTTTTGTTAATTCAGCTTGTTTTGATAAATTCTGATTAATAGTAACGTCATTTTTTATTCTTTCTAATTGTGTTGAATTTAAATCTTCCATATTTAAACCCATACTTTTTATCTTTTCATCAATAGCTTGTTGTAATAAAAATTCTTCTTCATTACCAGCAATAATCGCTCTATTTAATTCATTTTCTTTTGTTAAATCCGCTAAACCAGCAGTAATCAATTTATTTGTATTTGTTCGTATTTGATCTTTATCTTTTTCTAAAATTATAGTTTCAGCAATTTCTCTTTTTTGTGCTTGTAAATCCTTTATTTGATCTTGAATAGCTTTAACACCTCCTCTACCTGCACCACTTTTTTGAGCTTGAAGATCAGCAATTTGTTGATTAATATCTCTAAAAGCAGGTGCATTAGGATTTTGTTGTAAAAATTGACTTGTTCTTTGTTGAACAGACCTCTCCTCTCTATCACCTATTGTCAAATTCAATAACTTAGCAACTTGTGCTTGTACTTTTGTAAAAAATAAAACAGTGCTATTTGTTAAATCTTGAAAAGTTTCACCAAATTTTTTTAATTCCTGTACATTTTGATCACCTATCTTATCTCCCATCATTTCTAAAGCTTCATTTAAAGCTGCTTGTTTACCTTGAGTTTGTTCAATAATCTGTAAACGTTTTTGTTCTATTGTTCCTAATATTCCCATCTTTTCAGTTAATTTTGCTATATCAGGATTTAATTTATTCATAGCCTGACCTAATTCACCAATAGCCGTAACTCCACTTTGAATACCTGTAGCGATAGCAGTTCCAGCTAAACCTCCTGCAAAACCACCCATCTGCCCACCAAACTTCCCTCCAAAAAATCCACCAGTAGCACCACCAAGAGCAGCAAATGGCCCTTGTCCAAATAACAAAGGAAATACACCACTAATTATTGCACTATTAAAACCAGCACCACCCATTGCACCTCTTCCACCACCGCCTCCACCTGTTCTTGGAATAGGTTGTGTAGCTGCGTTTGCTTTGTTTGCTTTTATCTGTTCTTTTCTTACTTTTAAAATACTTTGATCTGCCTTTAAAATTTTGTTTTTTATAGCTAATTCTTGATTTAAAATTTTTACAGAACTTGAAATTCCTTTAATGCCTCTTTTATTTAGAAGATCAACTTTTTTATCTAACTGCTCTGTTTTTTTTAATGCCCTATCTAACTTGGATTGACCAATTACCTTAAAATTTATATTTACTCCGTAATTAGCCAAAACAAATAGAAAACTTTATTTTAGTGTACCGCTTTTATGGTTTTCTTGCTCGTGATTTATCCTTTGCATTTTGTATTGCTTTTTCTTCGTAATCTCTTTTTAACTCATAGTAAGCTATCCAATTAACAAACTCTTCTTGTGTCAATTTATCTGTCAATTCTCCAATAGTCATTTTTAATTCGGTAGCCAAGAAGAACAGAAAAAACCAATCATTTTTAGCTTTTTAAATCTGCCTTCGCTTCCTCCAATTTATATTCACTACCAGAATTTAACATTGCAAGTTGAATATCTTGCAGAGTAGATGCATTAACTTCTCGTCTTAATGAAGCTTTATGACCATCTTGAAATAATCTTTTACCATCTTTATCAAGTGCTTTCTGTATTAGAAGATTTAAAGCAAATTCATCATTACTAGAACTTATGCCATCTTTTGCTAATCCAATAATTGATTCTCTTTCAGCAAGAGTCAAAGGATGCCAATAAATTTCTAAAATAGTTTCATCTCCATCTTTTAATTCATAAAGGTATTTCTGCTGAACACCAAACTTATTCTTAAGAAGTTCAATTGCTTCCATATAAATTTATTAAATATTATATTAGTATACTAGGCGTTAG